TGGTCAGGGTCTCACTGTGAGTGTGCAGTCAATGGATAACGATGTGTTGGAGAATATCAAACGCAGGAATCTTGACCAACACAAGATTGATGAGATCTTTGCATTGTGCGATCGGAACAACATACCTGTTTACACAGAACTGATATTAGGCTTGCCTGGCGAGACTGTGGAGTCATGGAAAGAAGCCTTCTGGAAGATCTTCCGTGCAGGCAATCATACAGGTGTGAACATTCTTCAAGCACAGTTGTTGGAAAATGCCGAAATGAATCTCTTACAAAAGAGAATGTGGAAGCTGGATTCAGTTCCGGTGTACGACTACATGAGTGGCAGCTACGGCGATGTGGACTTGAGCGAGTGTGTGGATGTTGTGGTGGGCACCAAAGACATTCCTAGAGAAATGATGCTAGACACTCTGGTATGGAATAGCTTTATACAAACATTCCATATCAATGGGTTGACCACTTACATTGCCAGATACCTGGCCAAGGCACACGCTATTGACTACAGTGAGTTCTACGACGACCTGTACAAGTATGTCCAGAGTGATGTATGGTTCCAACAACAGTTTGCCGAAACACGCAATTATTTTGAAAACTGGACCACAGACGGTCGCATCAATCATCCACGAATTGGCAACATTGAAGTGTTTGGATGGAATCTTGTGCATCGTACAACCTTGTACATGCAACAGCATCAAAAGATCAATCATGTGTTCAATATTATTGACAACTTTGTGAGAACCACGTATACTATTGACAGCAACATACTAAATCAGTTGTTGCAGTTTCAACGAAAGTATGTGATTGATTACAAAGATTTGCCTGCATTGCCGCTCCAACAAAAGTTTGATTATGACTTCCTTGGATACTTGTTAGATAATGCCAACATCAACACACCATGTGTGTATAGATTTGATAGTGTAGAAGATAAAACCATGGGCATGGATCGATTCTTAGAGAACATGTACTTTGCTCGCAAGCGGAATTTTGGAAAAACAACAATAACAAAAACTAATTTGGCTACCTTACCTGAAATAGAATATGACAACAGAGAACTTATTACCCCCTGATAATCCCATCGACATCAGTATTTTATTGCCCACCCGTGGCAGACCAAAACCACTAGAACAATGCTTGCACACTTTATTCGACCAGGCCAAAGACCCCAGTCGAATCGAAGTGATGTTGGCATTTGACAATGATGATGCTGAAAACATTGCATACTTTGTAAAAGTTATACAGCCCTATCTTGATGATCTTGGTGTAGAATACAGCGCCATACAGTTTGAAAGATTGGGATACACACGGTTAAATGAGTATCTTAATGAACTGGCCCAGCACAGTCAAGGCTCTTGGCTGTTCTTTTGGAATGACGATGCTGTGATGAAAACACAGGATTGGGACCAAGTGATTCGAGACAATGCTCAAGAGTTTTACTTGCTACGTGCCGAAACCAATCACGAACATCCTTATGCTATCTTTCCTATCTTGCCAAAGAAATGGGTAGAACTCACAGGACACTTGAGCCCACATCAAATTAACGATGCATGGACTAGCCAAGTGGCTTGGATGTTAGATATTGTAAAAAATATTCCAGTAATGATTCATCATGAACGATACGATCTTACTGGTGAAAATTTAGATAACACCTTTAAAGACCGTATTATGTTTGAAAACATGTCCGGTAATGATCCTAGAGACTTCAATCACAGTACCTGGAGAAATCGACGAATTGCCGAAACAGAAAAGATTGCCAAGTATCTTGAAAGCATTGGACGAGACACGTCATGGTGGAGAAATTCCATAATAGGCAAAAATAAAGATGTTTGGTCTCGCATGGCAGCAACTGATAAACACAAACGACTAAGACAATGGAAGATTGAACATTTTGAGTAACGCACTATTAGACAAAATTGTACAGTACTGGGATCGCCAGCCCTGTAATATTAACCACAGCGTCAGCGAAGTTGGCACCGAACAATTCTTTAACGAGAATAGTGAAAAACGTTACTTTGTTGAACCACACCTTAAAGACCTAGCACAGTTTCATTTGTATGCTGGCAAGCGTGTGTTAGAAATTGGATGCGGCCTTGGAGCAGATGCAACTGAATTTGCCAAGCATGGTGCTGAGTATGTGGGTATTGATCTCAGTGGCGAAAGCATTGCATTGTCTAAAAAAAGGTTCGAAGTGTTTGGACTAGAAGGTCAATTTATTCAAGCCAGTGGCGACGATAACCTATCACACCTAGGTAAATTTGATTTGGTTTACAGTTGTGGTGTGTTACATCACTATCCTGCAATTGACCGAGTTATTGATAACATACACGGACTAACAGTAGACGGTGGCGAACTGAAGTTTTTGGTATATGCCCGCAACAGTTGGAAGTATGCAATGATCCAAAAAGGCCTAGATCAATACGAAGCACAAGCTGGTTGTCCGTATGCCAAAGCCTATACAAAAGAAGAAATCTATCAGTTGCTAGAGGGCAAATTCCAGGTAGGTCGCATTAGACAAGCGCATTGTTTCATGTATAATGTATCTAAGTACAAGCAAGGTATCTATGAACTAGAGCCTTGGTTTGAAGCAATGAGCGAAGAAATGCGTCAAGCAGTTCGCGAATACTTGGGTTGGCATCTACTGGTTAAAGCAACAAAGATATGAAATTAAAAGTCAGTGAGTTATTTTATTCTGCACAGGGCGAAGGACGCTTTGTTGGCGTTCCTTCAGTGTTCTTACGCACATACGGGTGCAATTTCACTTGCTCGGGCTTTGGCTGCGCTCCAGGTGTACAGTCTACCGAAGCAGATGAAGTGGCAAAGAACATACACCTGTACACAGATTTTCTTGAACTGCCGCTTGTGAACACCGGATGTGATAGCTATGCTTCATGGCATCCTGCATTTAAGGACTTGAGCCACACACTCACACATGATGAACTGATTAAAAAGATGTTGGCTCTTACTCCTAACAAACAGTGGGAACAAGACAACGGCAATGATGTGCATCTTGTGATCACAGGTGGTGAACCGTTGTTGGGTTGGCAGCGTGGTTACGAAGAACTGCTGTCGCAAGGCGGCATGAGTGATTTGAAGAACATTACATTTGAAACCAATGGTACTCAAAAGCTACAGCCTAAATTTAAAGAGTATTTGACAGACTGGGCATTTGGTAGCGACGAGAGAGAAATTACTTTTTCAGTAAGTCCCAAGCTGTCAGCATCAGGTGAATCATGGTCGGATGCCATCAAACCTGAGATTGTGATAGACTATCAAACGTATGGCACAGTGTATTTGAAGTTTGTGGTAGAAACACTGGCACACTTTGAAGAAGTTGATCGTGCTGTGGTTGCATATCGTGCGGCAGGCTTCCGTGGTGTTACCTATGTGATGCCACAAGGTGGTGTGGTCACTCCATACGAACGCAACCGAGTGAATGTGGCTGATTGGGCACTTGCTCGTGGTTACAACTACAGTCCAAGATTGCACGTGGATCTATGGGGCAATGGATGGGGGAAGTAAATGTTTGATAAACTCAAAGGTTGGTTTGGCAAAGATGCCAAAGTAAATCAAAAGCCAACTGAGGCTCCTCTGACGCCCCCAGTACGAAAAGCACGAGAGTCCGAAAAAACTACAAAACAAATAGCCACAGAAAAAGGCGAACCTTACGTGGCTATTCTCAGCATGGATGTAGATCCCAACAACTTGCATCAAGGTGCATTTGAACTGGACTGGAATGAAATCTTTATTGCTCGACTGGTCAAAGCAGGTTACATGATGAAGCCTACAGACACAGACGGCGATGTGGTAGATCGGTGGTTCCAAAATGTATGCAGACATGTGGTAATGGAGACATGGGAACAAGAACAAGCAATGACAAATCCAAGTCGATTTATCAAAGAACGAGACATTGGTGACGGGCGTAGCGAGGTATCGTGATTCTTTATGTAAATGGCGATAGTCACACTGCGGCAGCTGAAGCAGTTAATTCATGTTGCTTTGCCGAAGATGATAGTAGTTATCTCAATCTTGGTCGCAGACCACATCCGTTTAATTTAGAAGTTAGTTGGGGATTTCAACTGGCCAAACTGTTAAATAGAGAATTTTATTGTAATGCCGAGTCAGCATCAAGCAATGATCGAATTATCCGCACCACTCAGGAATGGATCAGAAACAACTACAACAAATTAGATCGTGTGTTAATGGTCATACAGTGGAGCACCTGGGAAAGAGAAGAGTGGGAGTATGGTGGACAGACCTGGCAGGTCAATGCATCCGGCATTGACCAAGTTCCTCCAGAATTGCAAACACGTTACAAACAATTTGTGGCCAACGTGGATTGGAAAACAGCCACTCAGCAGGCTCACAATAAAATTTGGCATTTTCATAACGAATTAAAAAACAAAAAAATCCGTCATGTATTCTTCAATGGCAACAACCATTTTGCCGATCAACCAAATCATCATGCATGGGGACCAGAGTACATGGCCCCATACATGCCCATGTTAACATACGACTGTGTGCTAAAAGCCAACGGATTTTGTACTGTTACACCCAAAAGCTGGCATTTTGGCCCAGCAGCACATGACTTTTGGGCCAGTTATGTGCTACAATACATGCATCAACATCAACTATTGGAACCCGATGCGTTATCTGTTAATTGACACCAGCAACATGTTTTTCCGTGCTAGGCATTCGGCACACAGAGCCAGTGACACATGGACCAAGTTGGGGTTTGCACTACAAGTCACTATGATGAGTGCTAACAAAGTTGCTCGCAAGTTTGGTGCAGACCATGTGGTGTTTGCACTGGAAGGTCGTAGCTGGCGCAAAGATCACTACAAGCCTTACAAAGCCAACCGTGCTGTAGCCCGTGGTGCCATGAGCGAAACAGAAGCAGAAGAAGACAAGTTGTTTTGGGAAACGTATGATGAGCTGACTAAATATCTGTCCGAGAAAACAAATTGTAGCGTGATCCGCTGCCCTACAGCAGAAGCGGACGATATCATAGGCCGCTGGATTGCACTACACCCCCAAGATGAACATATTATTGTCAGCAGTGATTCAGACTTCGTTCAGTTGGTTGCACCAAATGTGCAATTGTACAATGGCATAAACGATCACTTGTTCACAGTAAATGGTGTGGTTGATAACAAAGGCAAGCAATTGGCGTTTAGTGTTGAAAGCAATTCAAAGATCAAAGTTGGCAAGGCTGACTCTAACTTTGTTGCACCTGTGGACTATCACAAGTGGGTGCTATTCTTGAAATGTGTGCGCGGCGATCCCGGCGACAATGTTTTCTCGGCGTACCCTGGTGCACCAGTTAAAGGCACAAAGAATCGTGTGGGAATCACAGAAGCATTTGAAGATCGCAACAAAAAAGGCTATTCTTGGAACAATCTCATGCTTCAGCGTTGGACCGACCACGAAGAAAAAGAACACAAGGTGCTTGACGACTATGAACGCAATGTCACACTGATTGATCTCACAGCACAGCCACAATCTATCAAAGATACAATAGATGCAGATATTCGTGAACAAGTCAGTAACAAAGAGGTCGCTATGGTAGGCGCACACTTTTTAAGGTTCTGTGGCAAGTACGAGCTGCTCAAACTCAGTGAGCAAGCAGAACCAATTGGGCGTTGGCTCAACGAAACATACAAAGGAGTATTAGATGGTAATAAAAGCTAAACCAGTAGTGGACAATCAATTCTGGATTTTAAAACAAAATGATCGTAAGGTAGGTAACATAGAAGCTACCGGTGATGGGTTCTCAGTTAAGATTGACAACCAGGTCACTAATTTTAAAACCATTGGATTGATTCGACAACGAGCAAACATTGAGTTTGAACAGCTCGAAAAGCTAAATGTCAGCAAGGCATCTGCCAACCATGTACACAATTATCCAGCAGGATCAAAGGTTTACAACCCCATTTGGAATGTGCAATATCGTTTGCCACTGTATACCAAAACAGAAAAATCCAAAAGTTGGTTTGCTGCCGGGTGGTATCGTGTGTGCCAACACAAAACTTGGAAAACTGTACAGAGCCCTAAATTAATCACCTTGGAACGTTACAAATATCAAGGACCATTTTATACCAAGGAGCAGGCTAATGAATCCCTTTCGTGACCAAGAAGAATTTATGCAGGCTTGTGATCAAACTGTAGGTGAGTTTAACGAAGGGCAATTTGCATTGTATACTAATCTTATTATTGAAGAACAACAAGAACTGTTAGAGGCAACACTATCAGATAACCGTGTAGAACAGTTGGATGCATTAATAGATATTTTAGTTGTTACCATTGGT